TCCGGGTAATGCTTTTCTTTTCATATATCCAACGTGTTAAAGGTTAATGTTATGCTTATGACGTACTTATCCAAATCCAGATCATAGTCCTCTGAGTAACCGGACAGCATGCAGTCATCCACCTCAAAATCGGCATACTGCGCAGCCTGGCCGTCAAAGAGATAGCGGATATGCTGCATGAGCGTGATGGCGGAGTCATAGCTGGGGTGCAGCAGGATCAGCTGCACTGTCACGGACTCGCTGGCGGGACCGTCCTTGGTATAATCAACATCAATGCCGGTGTTGGTATATACCAGCATCGGGAACTCAGGAGCGCCCTTGACCGCCCCAACAGGATAGATCCTGTCAGAGAGAGCCTGGGTGACGGTAGCGTCAGCACTCAGGACCGCCAGAATATGCTTGCCTATCAGTATGCTCATACACAAATCTCACAAAATAGGGTTAAAGGTTACCTACCGGCAAACACCAGCTCACCGCGGTTGGTGCGGCGGCCATAGTTATTAACGGCCAGCACTATCTGCTCACCGGTCACTACGGCAGGCCCACCTCCACCGCCCATGTTGCCGCTGTGGATGGAGTCATAGAGTCGTGTCTGGTCGGCCTCATTGATAACCATCTCACCGCTGCTCACGCGGGCTGTTATGCCGTCATTCCAGTTGCGTCCGGGAATAACACCGCCCTCTGCATAGCTGCTCATGGAGCGCACCTGCGACACCATTGAGGCAAACGCGCCCACCATAGCGGTGATGGCGGCTATCTTACCCCACAAGGTCGGGGTCTCGGTGGCGGCCTGAGCGGTAGCGGCTATCTCGGCGGCTGTGGCCAGCTGCATATAGGCCTGGACGGCCTGACCTGCTCCGGCCACTATGTTGCCAAATCCCTGCCAGCCCTTGTTATCACTCAACTGTGTCAAGGCATGACCCAGGGACTCAATGGAGCGGCCACCCTCGCTGATGCCGTCCAGCGCACCGCGCATGTTGGTTATGCTGGCGGTCATGTTATCAGATGACTCCTCTATGCTCTCGGATTGCTCGCTGAACTGAGCGGCCAGGTTAAGGCGGCCCACATAGCCCTCCATTGCTATGTTGTAGAGGTCTTTCTGCTTATTCTGCTCAATGAGCCTGAGAGCAGCGGCCAGCTGCTCCTCATCCTGAATGGTGGCAGTCAGACGCTCCACATCCATCTGATACTGTATTTCACGGAGCTGCTGCTGCAGGGCCACCCAATCCTCGCTGTACTGCTCGGCTATCTTAAGGCGCTCCTGTGCTATCAGACGGTCATACTCAAGGGGTGACATATAGCGCTGGGTAGGTTCTTTCTGTGTGGCATTTGCGGCGGTGCTATTTGCGCCATTCCGCTTTAGCTCTCCTGAGGCAGACAGCAGCTGACGCTCCATCTGCACCAGTCCCTGTTTTGTATTTGCAATTTCCGTGCTCAGGCTGAATATGTTGTTTTTCAGTTCTTCGTCAGAAATATCCTCAAGCAGGGCCTTGACCTCAAGTGAGAACTGATACTCCTTTTGCAAGGCCTCCTCATAAGTATTGAAAGCAGCCCTGGCCGCGTTGTTGCGGGCCTCTATCTCTGCCGCCTGAGCACGTCCTGCCTCACTCCTATATAGATCACCCGGTATAGCTTCAAGGTTAGGCCTTGCAGCAGCTATCTTTGCGGCGTATTCATCGGCCTGTGCCAAATAGTAATTTTTTGACTGGAGATTGTATTTCTCCAACAGATCCGGACGCGCAGCCAGCGCATCAAGCTGTGATATCCTGACAATATCATCAACATTAAACTGAGAGGCTTTGAGCGGGCTTTTCTTGACTGCGTTTTTAACCAGGGCATCCATCAGAGCGGCCTCCTTACCTGCGGCAAGGTCCTGAGCATACGCAAGGGCCTGCTCTGCCGCCTGTCTTGCTGCAGCCCTCTCTGCCGGTGTTGCGTTGGTGTTGCGCATGGTCAGTAGGCTCTCGCTAAAGCGCGTATTGTTGGAGGCCGACAGGTAGTCAAAAGACATCACCGTGTTAGATAGCTGGTCCATTGCCTTTGATGCCTGGGCGCCTTTTATTATGAGCTGGTCCAGACCTTGAGTAAAGCTGCTGAAATCGCCCGATGACAATGCTGTAAAAAACGTGTCAACACCATTTTTGAGACCGTCCATTGTCGCAGCATACAGGTCGGCGGACGCTTGTGTTGCCTGGATTGTCTTGTTAATGGTTTCCTGGGCACCCTTGACCAAAGCAGCCGCACCAATATACCGGCTCATGGTGCTTGTCAAAGTCTTAAGCGCTGCACCTGTGCTCAGGTTCTGCTTTTGGAACTTGTCAAGAGCTTTTGTCGCTTGCTCTTGAGCTGACTGATAAGACTTGCTGTCACCCGCCAGCTTTACTATGTAATCCTTCTGTGGCATATTAGTTCTTTAAAAACTGTTGTTCGGTTATCACATCCAGCTGACGTACTATGATGTCGGCAGTGGTCTGCATCTCATTGCGGGCGGTACTCATAAAGTCACGGCCCAGTATGGCACCGCGGTTGCCGCGGCCTCCCCTGGATGATGCCTTGGTGCCCGCAATACGGTCCTTGGTGCCCGCCTGTATCCAGCGCAGCACAAAGGAGCGTGAGGCTCCGTAATAGCTCTGCATCATCTTGGTACGCTCACTGCGGTAACGGCGGCTCACGCGGTTATAGACGCTGCTGTCAATGGTCACACCGCCACGCTTGGTCAGTATGTTGATGTTACCGCCAAATACGCTCTTGTACTTGACCATACGCACACCCTTGCTGGCCTGCATACGGTCACCCTTGAGCGCACTCTTGGCGGCTGCCTGCGTAGCTTTCTGGACGCGGCGCAGCTGGGTGTCCACTATCCTCTGCTGGGTAGCCTTTTTGTCTATCTCGGCATAGGACATGTTGGCCAGCTGCCTGCGCATCTGCTCAATGACGCACTCCTGCTCTGCCTGTAGTGCTGTTGCATCCATATCAATATAGTCCGTAATAGTCAACAAGAATTTTCTCCAGCTCCTTGGTGTAACCCTCAGGACTGTTGCATATCCACGTCTTTACTTTCATCTGTTCCGTCACCTCACGCCACTGATCCGGAGCGCACAGCTGAAACTTGACCTCACCGCATTGGATGGCGGGCTCTCCGGCATGATAGGTGTTGTAATAGAGATTCTCTATGACATAGCTCTCATGCTCCATATCATAGCGGGCCCACAGCTCCTCCAGACGGTCCCAGCGGAACCAGCAGGGCACATGGGTTGTATAGTTCACATGCGGCAGATGCTCACGGTCAAGCAGCTGCCGGGTCCTCCATTGGTCATATTTCCAGCCTCCCTGATGCGGGTTGACATTCATCTCCGTGTCCCTATACTTGAGGGCCTTGACATCATCCAGCGTGATGTCACGCACCAGGTAGTTGTCATCGGCGGCAAATATGATTCCGTCAGTGTCCGGATAGCGGGCGTGACAGGCTTTCATACAGCTGACATAGTCCAGATGTTGCGTGTACATGAACGGAATCTCCTCTACACGCGGAGACTCTATGCACACCACATCCGGGGCCTTGATATGGGGCAGGTGCTCACCTACCACCGCAATGCGGTAGTCATCACACATAAAGTGCCTGCGCCAGCCTGCTATTGCCAGCTCAAGCTCACGGCCCTGCGCACCATAGGGGCTATATGGAATCCAGATAACTATCATACACTTTCAGCAAAAAGGGCGTGAGGAAATCCCCACGCCCTCTCCACACTTATCAATATGCGCACATGGAGCAAGTGTTATCAGTTGCCGGAACCGGAACCGCTGCCGCCAGCGCACTCACCCAGGGTAAATGCCTCAGGACGGAGGGTTGTCATTGACCAGTCTGCGTTAATGGTTACGATGACGCAATCCTCAGCAGCACCGGTGTAAGGATCAACAATCATGCGGACATCACCGAACTGACCGGCAGCCTCATAACGCCAGTAACCAAAACCGATGTAGTTCTTGTTACCGCCCTCATTGATGTAGCTGGTCTCATATACAGGGATGCCGTCAATGTAGCCATCCTCCAGAACCATGCGGCCACCACCTGCTCCCTTAGGAGTGCAACGGAGCTCACCAGCTGTGGCGGCATCCATTACATAGGCACCGTTAAGGTTTCGTACACCCTTTGTCAGAGCAATGGTACGGAGCAACATGATCTCCTTATAGGTAGGAGTCTCACCGGCAAAGAGGATGTGCTTTGCAGCACGTTTCTGTGCCAGAGTCTTGATGTTTGCAGCGGGAACTGCTGCTGCAGCTGCCAGGGCCTTGAAAGGACCAATCAGAGCATCAGAGATGTTCTGACGTGTGGCAAACATACGCTCATTGAGGGTGCGGCGTACACTCTCAGCAACCTGCTCAACGATGGCGTTATAAGCCTTACCAGCAGACTGGTTGATGAGCTGGTTAGATATCTTAACCTTGCATGAGATACGCTTAGGATTCGGAGTCAGCTTGTCAAAGGTGATCTCTGAATCAGCAACGGTCTCAGCCTCACCTGCTACAGATGCTGTAACAGCGCCTATACCGGGAATCATGTAAGAGCCCACCAGTCCGGTCTCCAGACGCAGACCTACAAGGTCAAAGATGAGTCCCTTTTCCAGAGGAGCCATAAAGTCCTCAATGGTTACAGGGATAGTTGCATCAGCATTGGTTGTGCCTGTGGTAACGGCCTCACGGTTCATCACCTTGAACTCACGCTGCTTGCCACCGGCGCAGGCCTCGCGGAGCCATGCGTCAAACTGAGCAGCCTGACTGCGCTGGACCTCAGGCTTTTTGCCACCGGACTCAGCCTGGATGCGTACATCAATGATGGAAAGCTCGCGCTTGAGAGCCTCAAGCTCGGTCTTTTCAGCATCGGTTGCCTCTCTCTTTTCTGCCTCCATTGCATCAGCTATGGAGCGCATGCGCTCTGTTATCTCAAAGCGTCTCTGGATCAATTTGTTCATGTCAAATAATGATTAAAACGGTTTACTATTAGCAATGGAGCGCAGACTGTCAATCTGGCTCTGTCTCTCTCTCAGTCTCTTGGTTATCTCCTCCTGCATCTCACGGTTCTCCTGCCCCTTATGAGGGAGCTTGATACCGGCCTCCTCAACCTCACGCGCGGTGACGGTGGTCTCAGTGTAGGCGGGATCTGCGGCAATGGTCATCTCATAGACGCGGTCTATGCGGTCAACATGACGCAGCAGTGTGTCATCATCCAGCAGCTCATAGCGGATGCTGGACCTCTCGTCACTCCAGAACGTGAACGATGAGCCGGACAGATCACCGCGGCGCACCAGCTCAAGGGCGGTCTCACCGTCAGCAGTCTTGGGTGCCTCAAATTCGTACTTAACGCCCACCTCATCAACAGAGAGACGCAGCGTGCCGACACCCTTATTGGAGCGGGCAAGCAACATCTCACGGTCATGGAACATAGTCATCTTGATATCCATCTCACGCAGCCGGGCCTCATCTATGGCACCAGGCTCAATGACCTCATAATAGCGGTCATACCAGTCGGCCAGCAGCACGGAGCGCACACCGAACACTATGGCATAGCCCTCAATGGTACGGCTCTCACCGCCGTCAGCAGCCTCGCGCAGACGCGGCTGGAACTTGCTGTCAGCATAGGTGCGGACCTCTCTAATCTGTTTACTCATATCTCCTGATGTTTTTATAATTCGCTGTAATAAGGTTAAAGGTTACCCATTGCCACTGCCGGAGCTGTCCTCAGGACCCTCACCCTCATCAACCTTGCTGGCCACTATGGTGATGGAGCCCTCAAAGGTGTTGCGGTTCAGGGAGTCTATCTGGTAGGTCTTGCCGTCCCAACGGATGCGGCAGTGCTCGGTCAGGTCCGGATGCAGACGTGTGGTGATGCCTATGGTGGTAGGCAGCCACATCTCGCCATGTTCCAGGATGCGCCGTCCCTTGTTATACTTGACATCGGCAGAGACGGTGCGCGTCAGGTTGTATGTGGTGACCTGAGCACCATACTCACCCCTGGTGATGACCGGAGTGAGTATGCCTATACGATATATCAAGTTACTTGCTGTAATCATCTGTGGTCAGCTTGACGTATGGCTTAATCATTGCCTCCAGGGTGTAAGGCACGACAGCGGGAGTGACACCGGCGGCCACAGGCTCGCGGTTACGGTACAGGTTGGCGGCAAAGAGCAGGACCGCCACCTTGAGCGGAGCGGGGAAATACTCCACGCCCGGATCATCTACAGGGGCTGTGCCCTGCGTCTCCTCATAGCCTATGGCGTTAAGCTCGGCCAGCGTGCGGCGCGTGTCGGTTATGACGTAACGCTCGGCGGCCTTGCCGTACTCGGTGATAAGGGCATCCTCAAAGGTTTCCTCAACCCTCATCTGCTGCTTGAGCTCGGCCAGGGTAACTACCTGCAGGCCGTTGGTTTCATTGTTCTGTGGCATATCGGTCAGGTGTTAGGGGTTGATGACTTGCCGGACAGCTTGTCAGAGCCCAGCGGTGCCAGATTGACACTCAGGAACACATCATCACCATCCGGGACAGGCGGCGCATCAAACTCACGGCGCAGGTCATTGACGCTGGCCAGACCGGTCTCAATGCGTGACTTGTTCCACTCGCTCTGACTCTTGCGGTCCAGGGCAAAGAGGCTGCTGATGTCAAAAACAAATTTGTAGTTTTGGTACCTGGACTCACCCAGCAGCTTACTGCGGAACTCCTCCTCAATATCACGGATGATAGGCTGCAGGGCCTCGCTATAGAAAGCAAGGTTGGCGGCCTCGGCGGTACCATAGACGGTGTTGCTGTCATCCATCAGCTTGGCTGCCGGTATGTTGAAAAAGCGCGCTATCTCACGGACCGTGAACTTGCGCGAGTCAAGGAACTGCATATCCGCTGATGACATGCTGAACGGAGTGACCTTGACATCACCCTGCAGACCCATGATGTCCTGTCCGGCATTAAGAGTGTCGGTCAGCTCCTTGGCCTGCCCCTTGAGCTGCTTGTCCTGGTACTTGCCGAATCCCGAAACACCGGTTATGTTGCTGAGTATGGCCTTAAACCGCCCGCCTGTGGCAAAGCGGCGCAGCGTCTCATCATCACCGGTAGCGGCTATGCCCAGAACATTGGCGGCATAGGTGATGGTGGACACACCCTCATAACCGTTGAGGTTCAGGTTGCGGATATGCAGCATCTCATCAGAGCGGTACTCTCCGCTCAGACCGTTATATACATCCATCACCATATAGGTGTCAGTGTATGCGTTGTAACTGACAGATCCGGCAGTGCACAGGATAAATTCAACCGGCTCACCGTATATGTTGAGTCTGGGGTAGATGTAGGCATTGCCGTACAGCAGCACTTGGGTTACAGTCTGTTTCCAGAACTGGAAAGCAGAGAGCCTGCTGTTAGGCCTCACTGACAGCAGGTAGTTGAGGCGTGAGCCCACCACCGTGTCATAATCCGTCCGGAAATAGCGCAGAGCAGCGTTGTAGCGCTTGTAATGCATAGGCAGCACACCCACCGCATTACTGATAAGGTTGACGGCACGATAGACAGCAGCTATCTTGAGCGCTGTGGCCGGAGTACCGGCATAGGTCACCTGCTTGCGATAGTCACCGCCGGTGGCCTGCTTGACCGGCTGCTCACCAGCCTGCGCGTTTGCCTCTCTATTAAATAGCCTGAATTTCATCCGCTTTTTTCTTATTGTTCAAAAAGCGGTTAAAGGTTACCGCAGCAGATCAGCGGTCAGTGTTGTTGAACAGCCACAGGTCCATCAGCGTGACAATGACTCCGTCTATCTTGAGATTTTTCTTGCGCTTGAGAGGTTTCTTGTTGCCGGTCCGCTTATCCTCATCCAGATAGGCATTGGCAAAGCAATAGGTGGTGATGGGGTTGTCATCAAACTCAATGGCGGCGGGTGAGTGACGCATGGCCAGCTCCAGACTCTCAACCGGGCTGGTAAACGCGCCATAGGTCTGAGGCACCGCGCGCAGAGTATTGTCGGGACTGCCACCCTCGGATGCAATGGCCGATGCCAGCGCATTGACCACCTCCTGTGACTTGTAGGAGTCATATCCTATCTGCAGGATGCGCAGATGCTCATTGGTGGCCAGCACGTCATCAACAATCATATCCTCGGATATCACGGCACCCGGACAGATATGGAGCCAGCCTGCGTCAACCCATGTTTTGTACAGACGGCGGTTGGGGTGAGTCTTAAGAGTCTCCTCCGGGATGTAATAGTTGATAAAGACATGAAACTTGATATCAGTGCCTGACGTATAGCAGACATAGCCCACAGCGCTGAAATCATCATAGACGGACAGATCAATGGAGGCCATTGTAGGTGCGCCGGGGAAATCGGCAGGCGTGATGTGACGCTGCAGGGCTGTTATCTCCTTGCTCTCTATCCATGCCTGGACGGAGTCGGCAGTGAACACATTGAGCAGCTTGGCCTTGAACTCCAGCATTTTCTCTGCATCCTCCTGCGCATCATCCCATGCGTTGCTGTAGAATGATTCCAGCACGGTGATGCCGATGTGCGGGTTGACCTTATGCCACAGCGCAGGATCTCCGTATTGCTCCGGGGTATCAAAAGCATCAGGCATAAAGAGTGAGGCAAACAGACGGTCATTGTCTATCTCTCCGCGCAGGGTAGCCATAGCGTTGTTAAGTTCCACGGTAAACGGTCCGTCCTGGATGCGGCTGGCGGTGGTGATTATCACCGTCAGGGGCTCTCGTCTGGTACCCATTGATGACTCAAGAGCCTGCAGCAGCTCCGCACCCTCTGAGTGGTCCTTGGTGTAGCGTGCCTGGGCATACTCATCAAAGATGACCAGGCTGGCGTTAAGTCCGTCCTTTGTGTCGGCACCGCCGGACAGACACTCAATGATGCTGTCCTTGCCGTAGCGGTTGCCCTCACGCCACTTGACCGTCTCGCGGGTCACCTTAAAGTAGCGGCGCTCTGGGTTGAGCGGGCGCAACACCTTGGATATCTCATCAAAACATATCTTGGCCTGCTTGTAGGAGTTGGCGGCGGTGTAGGCCTGCGCATTGTGCTCCCCCAGCAGCAGCTCATCAACCGCCAGGGCGGAGACGCTTGTGGTCTTGCTGAACTTACGCGGCACGAATAAAATGGCACGCCGTGTCAGACGCAGCAGCTCCTCCACGCGCCCACTTATCACGCGGCGGGTCTCACTGATACGGTTATCACCGGCAGAGGCCGCACCCATATCAGTCCAGGCATAAAAGCCAAGAATAGAGGCGAACTGAAACAGCTGGAGCGGAGTCAGCTTGTAGCGCTGGCGGCCATGCGGTCCGCTGAACTTAAGAGACTCATAGAGCCTGACATAGCGGCGCACCCTGTCCCAGCGGAACGTATAGCGGCGCATGAACTCAAGGAACCGGAGCGCGGCCAGAATCTCATAGAGGTTGTGTGCATCCGGTTCAGCAGCCACAGAGCGTATATAGTCCAGCAGACGGCTGTCATCACCATCAACCAGGTTGTACTCATCCAGATTGATGGCGGCCAGCTCCGCCGCCTTGTGCGCCTTATATTCTCTGCTTTGCCACTCCATAGGTCAACGGTTAAGGTCTTGTAATAATGCGTCCAGCGCGTCATTGCCGTCACCCGCTCCGGGAGTGCGGGCGTAACGCTCCATATTCATTCCCAGCGCGGCCAGATTCTTGCGGGCCATTGCATCCAGGCGGATGTAGGTCTTGATGAGAGCGGAGGTGCTCTTGCGGGCGTTACCCTCGCGTGAGGTCTCGGTACTGACGTAGCGTGACTCTCCTTTAGCTTTCATGATTTCAAGGTAGCAGTCCTCAAGGAGCATGAGCGCCTGAGCGGTCAGCTTGAGCTGCTGGTTATACTTTTTTTTGTAGCTGCCATCCTCATTGAGCAGACGGCGCAGGTAGGTACGCATGGAGCGCACAGGCTTGAGTATCTCATCACGGTTGGCCTCCGGATCATAGAGCTCCGGGACCAGCGGGTCCTTATCCTCAACGGTAGCCGGAACAACCACGGCATCCAGCGCGCGGTCATCGGTCTTGGTGTCAGTCTGCTTTTTCATTGTCGGTCATATTTGCCCCACCCCCAACAGATTTTTCAAATCCGGAAAATTTATCTCTAATTTGAGGGAGAGGATTTGTAGCATAGGGAGGGGTAGGCATTAAAATGACACCCCCCTCTTTGTTGTCAAGAAATCTCTCTGCAAAGCGCTGTGTTCTGGCGGCGTTGCGGCGCTGTATCTCAGCGCGTGAGCGTGAGCGCAGACGGCGGTGCTCCTCCTGATGGCAGGAGTGGCAGAGGCTCTGCAGGTTGGAGGGCTCAAACATCAGACGCTCCATCTCGGCATCAGTGACGGCGGTCTCGCACGGCGTGCGGTGATGGACCTCAGTTGCGGAGACATAGAGTCCCTGCTGCAGACACAGCTCACAGAGCGGATAATCAGTCAGCTGCGTC